TCGCCGCGCTCGATCGCCTGGGTGAATGCCTCCTGCAGACCCGCGTGCACGTTCCGAGCGCTCTCGGTGCGCGCGATCGTCTCGGCCCGATAGACGATGTAGTTGCGCCGGTAGCGATCGACCATGTGATCGATCTGCTCCTCGGTGAGCGCGCCGCCGTCGCGACGAAGCCGACGGAGCGTGCGATCAGACCGGCCGTCGCGCAGCTCGCGGCCGAGCGCGTTGCTCCAGTCGCCCTGCTCGAGCGAGCGGCGGTAGTTTGCGACGTGCTGCGCCTGCGTCGGCGTGAGCGTGAGGCTGTCGCGGATGTCGCGCGCGATGGTGCGCGGATTCAGTCCGGCGCGTTGCCCGTCGACGATCGCCTGCCGCGTGACCTGCCGCGTCTCGGTGCCCAGGCCGTGGACAAGCTCGAGCTCGTTGCGCTGCGCCGCGTGCACGGCCCGCTGGTTTGTGATGTCGAACCGGATCAGCTTGTCTTCGATCTTGCCGTCGATCCAACGTGCCTCAGTCTGGCCCGCGCGAACGAACTGCGCGTGCGTCTCGGCGGCGAACCTGCGCGCGGCCGACTCGACTTCCGCCACGACGCCCGCGAAGTCGCCCGCGAGCAACCGGGCCTCGATCGTTTCGACGCTGTTCTGGTCGCGAAGCCACTCGGCGATGTCGACCCACTCGGCCCCGAGTGCCGCTTCGACCTTGGCGAGGAGCGTGCGGATGTCCTTCTCGCTCACCGTCAGCCCCCCGGCGCTCGAACGGCGCAGACGTACATCGCTCCGACCGGGTCTCGCTGCACACCGTCGGAGCCGATCGTGTACATCACGCCCTTGCTCGTGATGCGATCGCCGGCCATGGGCACGACTCCGGCGGGCAGCGTCGCGCCGAGGATCGAGATCGTCAGGAAGGACGCGCGCGCCGAGCTGTCCGGCTGATAGCCGCTGCGCTTCGTCTCCTCGAAGCCCTTGCACGGATAGTCGGTGGACGTCGGATTCGTGCCGCCTGCGAGGCTGCCAGGCGTACGCGTTCCCGCCGTGACCTTCGTCAGCGTCAGAGGACCGAAGCCGAGGTCCTTCTGGTTGCCGAGCGCCTGTGCGAGCAGCTTCGGAATCGAAGGCATCAGTACGGCTCCTCGCGATCGAGGTCCTTGCAGCTCGAGAACGGATTGACGCACGAGCCACCTTGCGACGCGCCGCCGTCGAGCAAACCAGTCATGGACACACTGAGATACGGGCCGACGAGTCGCATCAGGATCGGGGGCAGCGGATCGGCGTTCTTGGTCGTCGGGTTGAAGAACGTGATCTGCGCGGAGCCGGCGCCCATGCTCTGGATGTTCGAGCCCTGGTCGGCCGCGTCGGTGACGGTCGAATCCTCGACGATCATCACCGCGAGCTCGTACTGCGCGTTGTGGAACGCATCGATCGCGTCACGCTCCGCGAACGTGTCGGCGTCCTCGCTCCACACCTGCGCGTTCAGGAAGCGGACGGCGCTGACGAGTGACTTCTTGCGCGTCGTCTCGTTCGCCGCGATCCATGTGTCGTAGCGCGTACCGAGCATGGTCTCGACGTATGCCACTGCGCCGTCATACGTGCCGAGGATGGTCTCGCTGCCTGTGCCGATCGTGATGACCTCGCTCATGGCTCGTCGATCTCCTCTGGCTTCTTGGGCTCGATGTCCTCCGGTGCCGGATCGTCATCGTCGAGGTCGTCGACGTCGCCCTCGTCATCGTCGGGCGGAATCGTCACGCGGGGCGCCATGAGCTCGGCCTCGATCGCCTCGTCGGGCTCGGGCGGCAGCTCGAGCCGCTCGCGAATCATGTTGCGCGCCGGATCCTTGGGATGCAGGCCCGCGCGCGAGAGCCCCTCGAGGGCCGCCACGGCATCGAGAACGGCGGTGATCGTGATCTTCTCGGGCACGAGTGCGGGCGTTGCGGTGTCTGGATCGAGGCCGTTTGCCGCGACCAGCCGCCGCGCGAGTTGGTCGCGGGCGCGCACCGCTATGCGATCGAGCGATGCCTGGAGCGTCGACTGGAACAGGCCCACCTTGCTCTCGTGCATGCCATACGTGCCGGCGCTGTCGCCGCCGCCGACGAACACGAACTCGACGCCGAGGATGCGGGCCACGTCGAGATCGAGATCGGTGATGACCTTGCGGATCTCGACGAGGCCCTGGAGCTCGCCCTTGACGATCTCGATGTCCCACTTCTTGACCGTCGAGATCGTGTTCGGATCGCTGCCTTGGTATGTGTCCGACGCGAGCACCGCGTATTGCTGCTTCTCAGGCGTCTTGATGCGCTCGGACACGACCGTCGTGATCGGCGCGGTGAGCTCCTGCTTGCGCGCCTGCTTCTGATCGTCGGGCAGGCTCGACAGCTGCTCGTTTATCTCCCCGAGCGGTGCGCGCGCGATCGGCAGCCCGCCAAGCGAGGAGAACAGTTCGCTCCCTTCAAGCGCCTCGTACCTTCCGGTGCGCCGGATGCGCTCGACAACGAGGCGCAGCACCCCGACACCGTACGGGTCGTCGCTGAGCATGCGCTCGACGACGTAGAGACACTGCGCGAGCGGAATCGTCGCGCGCTTTCCGTCACGCGTCAGCTGCTCTACCGCGTCGAACGGTCGGTTATCCGCAGAGCGCAACCATTTGTCGATGGTGTCCATCGGCCGATGGGAGATGTCGCTGAATGTGACCAGTCCGTCCTTGCGCCGCGCCATCGCGAAGGCATGCAGGCTCGAGCCGTTGAACCAGCTCATGCCGGCCTTGCCGACGATCTCCGGCCAGGTATCACCGCCCTCGAGCCGCGCATCGAACAGGCCGTCATGGACAATCTCGACGCCGCGCGCAGCGTCCCTACCGCCCGCTTTGTTCTCGACAAGCGACCACCTCGCGCCACTCATGAGCGCGTAGCGGAGGATCGCTGCGATCGCGACGGGCGGGCGCGAGAACGCGTTCGAGTACGTGACCCACTTGCGAGAGCCGATCAGCTCGCGATCGCGCTCGCCTGTGTCGACAAAACCACCGTAGCTGATAACACCGGTCGAGCCTGGCGCGCTCTTGGCCTTGCGCACCGTAGCGGCGCGGTTGCCGTTCATGAATCGTCCGTTGCTCGCGCGGTCGCTCACCGTGGTGAGGACCGTTGTCGCCGCTCACGGCAGCGCGGGTCGATTACGCGGCCCCGATCCAGCCGCCGTCGAGCGATCCCGATGAAGGCGGCTTCTTGAGCAGCGCGGCATTCGCGCCACTCATCGCGTCAACCTGGTCCTTTGCCTTGCCTGCGGGAAACACCTCGTGCTCGTAGAGGAACGAGCGCACCCATGGGCCGCGAACAAGGTGCACGTTGCCGGCGCCGACCTGCGAGGCATACGGATCCGCTCGCAGCTCCTTGGATCCGGTCTCACGCTCGAAATGGACCTTGAAGCCTCGAAGCAGCTGCGCGAAGTGCTGCATCTGTGACTTGCCGGCCTGTCCGGGATCCTGCGGCAGCCAGATCTCAACGCTCGGGCCATCAAGCCTTGCAGTCTCTAGGATCTTCTCGTCGCGTTCATGCGAGCTCCATTGCCCGCGCTGGACGTCGGCAACGAACAGCTTCTTGTCGACAAGACCGACGAGCGGCCCTGCCGTGAATGCGCTGTCGCGCTCAGTGGATGCCGCGAGATCCCAGCGTCGCACCCAACGCCCGCCCTTCGGGGCGGTATCGACCATCACGAAGCACGCGACCTTGAAAAAACCGCCGCCGCGCGGGTTCGGTCGCTGCTGGTAGAGCGACCACCAGCCGTGCTCGCCGCGCATGCGGATCGTCGCGAGTCGCTCGAGATCGTAACCGCCCTCCGGCCACAGCGCGCGCACGTCTTTGTCGACGCGCTCATCGGCGGCCTTTCCGTCGGGGCCGCGCACGGCCGGTAGATCGATGTGCGTCCACTTCAGCCCCAGCGGATCCTCGTGGAGGCGACCGATGGGATCGTCCTCGTGCCAGCGAGTCGAGTTGACGATCAGCGAAGCGCCCGGCTCCAGGCGGCTCATATAGTCGTCGCGCAACCAATCCCAGGCTGTGTCTCGAAGCAGCTTTGATTCGGCCTGCTTGCGGCCCTTGATGAGATCGTCGCCGATCACGATGCCGGCGTTGCTTCCGCGTCCTGTGACGTCGCCGCCCATCGACGTCGACTTCAGACCGCCGCCCATCAGGGTCTCCCACTCGTTGACGTTCTGTACTTCCTCCGATAGTGAGACGCCGGCCAGGCGCATCAGCTTGCGAACCTTACGCGACGTCGCCATCGAGAGGCGATCACCGTATGTCGCATAGAAGCTCAAGCACGCCGGGTCATACAGCGTGCGCCACGCCAGGCCGAGTTGGAGCGCCGTCGTCTTTCCGTGACGGGGCGGCTCGGCGACTGTCGCATAGACCTCCTCGTGGCGGCTCCGCTCGAACAGGTCGAAGACCGGGCGCTGATGCTCGGGGATGGGGTAGAACTTCGGCGCCACGCGGGCGACGAAGTCGTCGATAGTCTCGACGTTGTCCTGCAATGCCTCGAGCGCAGCGAGCTGGGCGCGCTGTTCACTCGTCAGCATCGTCGAGGTCGTCGCGGTTCGGCTCCGCCTCCTCGGGGTGGTCGTCCTCGTCCCCGTCGCCGTCTGCCTCCGACGCCCTGAGCTCGGCGATGCGCCTGCGCCGCTCGTGAGGCGTCATCGCGAGAGCCTCAAGGTGGGCCAGTTGCTCCTCGCTGATGCCGGTCACGTTCATGTCGATGTGATCCTTCGGCTTGCCGTGAGCGTAGTGAAACAGCAGCTGGAGGATGAACCGAAATGACGCCGTCGCTGGGTCGAGCTTCTCGAGGGCGGCCACGGCCTTCGCAATCAGGTCAGCGCGCAGCTTCTTCGGATCGATGCCTGCCGCTTCGCAGGCCTTGACGAAGCTCGGTTTCCCGCCCGGGTTGCCGCTCCGGCCTGGACTGAACTGGTGCGACTTGAGGTGATCCGCCATGACGTCTATCGTCCCGTCTTCCCGCCAGAATCGATCATTTCGCCGCGTTCGTAGTGGTTGCGATCGAGCGCGTCGTCGACGAAGCGGATCGCGTGCGCGGCCTGCGACATCGCCTCCATGCGGATCTCGTCGCGCTGGACGCGCGGCATCTGCTGCTCCTCTGCTTCGGCCGCGAGCATGACGCCGCGCTTCGCCCGCTGCAGGCGAGCGATCGCGTCGTCGAGGTCCTGCAGATCGAGCTGGTAACGCTTCTGCTGGCCGCGACGAGCCTGGCCGTGATACCTCGTTCGTGCGTATCCGTCGCCCTCGAGCACCCGATCGGTCCGGTCATCGTTGTGACGCGGTTTGTGACTCGCAATCGATCGGGCCCGATCTTCGCGAACGAGGCATGCCGCGCACCAGGTCCGGCCCTGCTTCCGCTTGCCGCCACACCGCAGACAGAGCCGCTTCTTCCTCCAAGCGCGGCGGTTCTTGATGCGTCGGCGTCGGGCTCGCTTCTGGGTATCGAACTGGTGCGGCGGGCACTCATTGCAGGCCTCACCAGCAGGCTGATTGCAGCCGGGTCGAGTACAGACGCCCGCCTCTTTGCGCTCCTGGTAGGTCATGTTCACCCGATCTGCCTCCACTCGGTGCGCGTTACCTGCACAGGCTCAACGCGGTACCACTGCGCCGGCATGCGGTCGGACGCGATGCCGATACTGTAGACCGTCTGCCAGTGCGTCTCGGTGCCGCAATGAAGCACGGTGAGCGCGATCGACATGCCGGTTGCTCGGCTATCGACGAGGCGGTAGGCGTGGTCACGCAACACCTCGTAGGGCGAGCGCGGCGACGGATCGCCAGGGGTCATCGCCAGACCCTCCCGAACAACGAGCTGCTGCTCGCTGTACTGCTCGCGCTTCAAGGCGGCCCCCCCCCGGTGGACTGCGTGACCGCCGAGCCGAGCATGTAGCCGATGACGAAGGCGACGCTGAACGGCCGGTAGCCGTAGAGGTGCTTCACGGCCAATCCTCCGGGATGCATTCGGCATCCGCCAAACACCAATCGCGATGCCTGTCGGCGCTCGGCGGCAGCGCGCCGGCCGCAAGAAGTCTCTGCGTTGCCGCGAGCGTTGGAAATCGCCGCTCCCGACGATCGGCCTCAGCGATCCTCCGCGCCACCTGCCTGACCCTCGACATAGCCTGAGCCACGGCGGGGCTGTTCCGACCGGCGACGACTCTAGCGAATTGGCGTTGGCTCTCAAAGAGAACGCCGAGCCACAACAGGAATGTCATCGCCTTCTCGCGGGGGTCGATCTTGTCGTGTGGTCGGCCGCCGAGCCTCACCATTTTCTTCGCGCGGGCCGACCGTACCTTCGGGGCACTGCGACGCAGGCAGGCCACACACTCACAGTTCGGACAAAAGCGTTTCATCGCCACACCTGCCCGCACCGGGTGCACACGAGCTCGCGACCGCGGCGGACGACCTTGCCCGCGCAGGCGACGCAGATGCCGACCATCAGTTCAGCTCCAGGAGCGAGAACCGCGCAGCGCTCGCGTCCGGTTCGGGCCACTCGACAACCGCGAGCGGCTGCGCAGCGAGCTCGAAGCCCATGTGCTGTGCGACGCGCGCCCACGCGTCACGATGCTCGGTGCACTTCACGCGCGTCTGACCGGGCCAGTACGTGCGCCAACGGGCGACGCGATCACACCCGACGTCGCTGCACTTGTGGCCGAGGACGACAACGTGCTCGAACCAGACCGGGGCGAGGATGGTCCACATCAGCTAACCCTCGCGATCCAGCAGAAGCCAGGCCGCCATCCGGTGAGCGGCCACACCCAGCGACGCAGACGCCACTCTACGCGCACGGGTCGACGCAAGCCGAGCGCGTAGAGTGCGTGCCGCTCCAGGCGCACGCCGAACCACTGCAGCGCGAGGAAGTTGAGGACGAAGAGCCAGAACATCTGGGTTGTCCTTTCGTTTGACTGCCTTCGATGGCGGTTACTGATCACGCGAGCCTCCGTAGTTTCTTGTTTCGCTCGATGATTCGCGTCGCCTGCTCCGGCCGCAGCGCCAAGAGCATCCCGATCCCAGCGGCGTCGTACGCGTGATTGCGCACGTGCACAGGCACGCCGTAGTCGCGCTCGCCAAGGTAAGCGGCGAGTGCGCGCTTGACCTGTTCATAGTCGACCTTCGCGGCCTTCCTCGTGCGCGGATCGATCGGCTCGATCCCGAGCACCGCGTATTGCCAGGTCCGAGCGGTCACCATGTGCAGCTGATAGCCACGGGACACCGCGAGCATCACGACAGCACCCCACGGCAACTGATTCGCTGCGACCGCGGCCCCGCTGCCAAAGCCGAGCGGCTCCTCCGCGATGATTGCCTCGACGCCGTGCGCGGTGGCGATACGCGCGAGCTCGGCGGCGACCACGGACATGCGGCGAGCGCGATCCGTGGTGATCGAGACGCTGGGATCCTCGGCGGTCTGGATCACGCCGAGCGCGATCACGCGCGCGGCGCGCGGCTCGACGATGGACCAGCCGCACTTCGCGTAGCCGGGATCTATTGCGAGGATAATGGGACACCTCGCTTTCGGAAGCGAACCGCTCGCCCGCGGTTTGGATTGGGAGCCCCAGGACGATAGCGCTTCCAGATTTCGCCGACAGTGTTCCGGTTGATACCGTAACAAATGGCGATTGCGATGTGCGTCTCACCGCGTTCGATGGCCGATACGATCTGGGCCTCGTGCTCGGGCGAGGTGTAGTGCGACGCTCGCCGCATGTTTTTGACCTGCTCTTGTCGCGTTGCCCAGCGACAGTTGCCGGGCTCGTAGCCCTTCTCGTTATCGATGCGCTCGATCGTCAACCCCGCGGGCTTCTCTCCCATGTCGGCCAAGAACGCCTCGAACGAGTCACGCCAGCGCTCGCAGACGCGGATGCCGCGACCGCCGTAATTCTTCCACGCTCGATCGCGCGGGTTCGTGCACCGCTTCTTCATCCCAGCCCACGATCGATACGTCGGCGTCATCCGACCATTGGCTGTGTGCCCGTGACGAAGCGCGGCGGTCTCCCGGCTCCACATCACGCAC